TTTAGCTAGAATTACTCAAGTCATTTCTTTGTCTAAAGGAGATTTAGCTTCTGTTCAGAAACGTATGGCAGTGTTGCGGGAACAGAAAGAAGCAATTGCAGGCGACCTTGTTGGGGCAGTACAAAAAGACTCTGGCAGGTATACTAAACAGACTTACGAAGAAGACAGTCGTGGTAAAAGAACTCGTAAGGCATAACATAGGAATTAATAAATGACATATCTACAATTAATAAATAGTGTATTGGTTCGACTTAGAGAAGAACAGATTACGGCTGAACAGCTTGCGGGTGCTGCTAATCCCTACTGGGCTTTTATAGGTAGTGCGGTAAATGATGCTAAAGACAGAGTAGAAGATGCGTGGCAGTGGGGTGCTTTACGAGGCACAGATTCTGTTATACTTGACGACAGTAATTTTAACAACTTTATTTTGGACCAAGGTGTACTTACTCAGCATAATTACTACGAAGGAAATACAATAGCTTTGCCTAAGTCTATTGATAGCCACTATATAATCCATCGTGTTTATAGTTTTCCGTTAAAGACAGAATATGTTTTTAGAATACAGGATAAAACTCAACCTGTAAGTAATATGTCTTGGGTTACAACAGAAACTATGTATAATTACTACCAAACTCCTAATCCATCAGTTACAGGAAGACCTACTTCCTTTGCTATTACAGGCGAAACAAGCGGGTCAAGACCTTATGTACCAACCGGAGGAAATTTTAGTTTAGAAGGCTCAATAGAGCTTACATTTTGGCCTCCTTCCCCTAGTACAGCATTACCTAACCTTCCTGTGTGGGGCATTGGGATAGACAGAACAAGCCACCAAGGACCATTAGTAAACGCTACTGATAGAATTTTAGTCCCCTCACTTCCCGTTTTTACTCTTGCCACTGCGCTTGCTTCCCGTGAGCGCGGGGAAGTGGGTGGGGCACCTACCTCAGAATTGTTTATGACTGCTGACAGACATCTTAGTGATGCTATTGCACAAGATAGCACGTTATACGCTAACGAACTAAACTGGTACGCAAATGACCAAGACTACAACACAAACGTGAGATTTGCTTAATGCCACAACAACAAATAAATATTCCGTTATCTTCTCCTGGTTTTGGGGGTTTAAACACAGAAGACTCTCCTCTTGCGTCAGACCCTAGTTTTTGTGCTATTGCCAATAACTGTACGATAGATAAATTAGGAAGACTGTCTAGCCGTAAAGGGTTTAAATATTTAACAACAAACCCTACTGAACTAGGGAGTTCTTTTATTGCAACAATGGGAGAATACATAAATGAAGTTAGCGGAGATACTACACTATTTGCCTGCGGTAACAACAAAATATTTATTCAACAAACAGTTGCTCCTTTTGAGTTAGAAGACCAAGCGACTGTACTTCCGGCAAGTTACAATATTACCGGAGATAATTGGCAGATGGCACAGCTAAACGATAAAATGTATTTTGTACAGTCAGGGCTACCGCCTCTTGTGTACACAGGTGGAAGCTCACCTACATGGGAACTAGTCACAATGACTGGGATTGCCGGAGCTAACGGGTATCCTAATTGTGTACACGCAGCGTATGGTCGCGTTTGGTTTGCTGGTTTTAGTAATAATCCTACTTCAATTTCTTGGTCTAGTATCTTAGACGGAAAAGTATGGAACGCAGGCGGTGCAGGTTCTTTGCAGACTTCGGAATATTGGCCTTCAGGATACGGAACAATAACAGCCATTACTGCACACAACAATTTTTTAATTGTTTTTGGTGAGAACAACATTTTAGTGTACAACACTACAAGTGACGTAGTAAATAGTTTACGTCTTGTAGATACAATAGAAGGCATTGGATGCCTTGCTAGAGACAGCCTAGCTGCTACAGGAGAAGATTATATGTTTTGTGATGCGTCTGGTATCCGTTCTCTAAACAGGACGTTACAAGACCAAACACTGCCTTTAAATGACGTATCTTCTAACATACGAAGTGACCTACAAACAGCTATTCGTAACGAACAAGTTACTACCATTAACGGTGTTTTTCATCACGAAGATAGTTTTTATTGTTGTTTTTTTCGGAGCAGCCGTTCTGCTTACGTTTTTGATACGTGGCAGCCACTACAAACAGGCGCGTTTAGAGCAACACGTTGGGAACTATTAAATGTAAATTGCGGGTTTCGTAGTAGAAGTCGAACAACTTTCTTTGGGGGCCTTGGCGGTGTTTATGTTTACTTAGGCGCAGAAGATGTTGCTTTAAACTCAGAAGGTAGTTCTGTTGAGTCTGAAATACTTATGAAGTATCAAAGTAACCCTTTAAATTTAGGCTCTCCAGCAAATATACTTTTCCCTAAACAGGTAGATGTAACTTTGGTAGGTGGTTTATCTGGCACCTTAACACTTTCGTGGGGATTTAATTTTGTACCTAACATTACTAACGCTATCCAAAAAAATATAAATATTAATACACAATTTAGTAATTGGACTCCTTTTGTTGCTGGAGCTGGCGGCGGAGTACCCGCAGAACCTGACATAACAAAGTCAGCAGAATGGGTAAAACCCATTCCTCCGGGTCCAACGTTTCCCGCAAGAATAGGGCAATACTCAAGCACTTACGAAATTAGTGAATTAAAATATAACGTGTGGGGTAGTGGTCGCAACATATCTATTGGTTTTAGTTCTAACGTTAAAGGCAGTTTAATTAGCATACAAGAAATAAACATACAAGCACTCCAAGGGAGAATTTTATAATGTCAGCTTACACTTACCCAACAAGTCCAAATATAACATTTGGAAACCGAGATAATCTAGCTCCTGGTGACCCCTCAAAACGAATATCTGGCGCTGCTTTTGACGTTGAGTTTAACGCACTAGTAGTTGCTACAGCAGATACACTAAATAAAAACAACCCTTCTTTCACTGGTACTATGACAGGCGGTGGTTTGGTTGATGGAGGGACGTTCTGATGTGGGAAAAATTTTTAGAGTCTTTTACTAACGGAGACATGGGTGATTTTTTTACTAATATTTTAGGGCCTGCTGCTGGAATGGCTGGTGGTGCTTATGGGTATAGTCAAATCCAAGACAACATGGAAGATAACAAAGATAATACAACTGCTTATTTAGACGCAGCAGAATCAGACATTAAAGGGTACGGTACTTTCCAGCCTTGGGGTGTTTCAAGTGGTCTAGGTTCTACAAGCTATGACCCCACAACCGGACAGATGACTAACACTTTGTCGGGTAGCAGTCAAGAAAACGTCACCAACATGCGGAACCGTTCTAACAATATGTTTGCTTCTGCACAGCACATGGACCCTCGTTTTAACAATATGTATAACCAAGGGCAATATAACCAAAGGCAGGCCAACAACAGGGGTTCTGCGGCATATAACGCCTCTAACACAGCAATGCAGCGGTCCCTACAAGACCCCTCACAGAGAGAATCTGACGTTTATAGTCGCATACGTGCGATGCAACGCCCAGACGAGCAGAGACAAAATGACTCCATGAACAGTGGACTCTTTGGTTCAGGACGAGGAGGAATGACTAGCAATGAGTATGGCGGTTCTCCAGAGCAATTTGCATTTGGTAAAGCAAGAGCAGAAGCCATGAATACAGCTTCTATGCAGTCGATGGGACAAGCTCAAACAGAAATGATGAACCAAGCTAACATGGCTAATCAATATGGTAGTTTGTCTAATCAATACGGCCAGCAGGCGGGGCAGTGGAACCAACTGGGACAATCATCTCTTACTGCTGGTGGTAACTATCAAAATACACAAAGTCAGATGGCTAATCAAATGTTCCAAAATCAATACATGCCGTATCAGCAAATGCAAGGATTTGGTAACCAAGGTATGCAAAACGCACAGATAAAATCTGGAGCAGACCAAAATCTGGCTGGTCTGTTAGCACAATTAGGCATAGGTCGAAGCACTGCTGACATTAACTACACTAACGCAGAAAGCCAGAACCTTGTTGGTCTGTTACGTATGTTAGGTGGAATGGGAGGAGGAGCATAATGGCTGCTGACTTATCAGGAATGTTTGCACAGATGAATAAAGCTATCTTGGCGCAACCGCTGGCTAGTGGTGTGCCTTTAGATGTATTCTCTAAAGGCGCAGGTAACTTAGCGGGTAACTTATCAGGAGGCGCAATAGATAATTACTCTATGATGACTCCCGCTGCCCGTCAGTCACAGGGGCGTAGTGATTTAGCTGAACAAGACTTATCTACTGCTGCTGGCATGGAAAATGCTGCCAATATTTATGGTAAAATGGGTAACAATAAAGAAGCAATGGCAGCAGGAGCAATAGCTAACGACAGGAGAATAGCTGAAGACCTTAAACTTAAAGAACAAAAAACAAGAGAAAGTTTAGCTAGGAGAGCTACTGCTGTTGGAAGACCCGGATTAGCTGGAAGCATATTAGCAGGGGCTAGCGACATTCCACAAGACCAAAAAACAATTACTGAATTAGAGACTGAAAAATTAGTAATAAAAGGAGGTATAGCTGCTCGGAGAGCGTTAGCTACAAATGCTGGAATTAATAAGGAACAGTTTGATGCCCAAGACCTCGGTGAATTAACTGTACAACAGTTCCAAAATGTGCTGAGTGGCAGAAAAGGTGATGCAAAAGCATACCAAATGCAAGGAGTAGGCCCTGTTTCAATGCGAACAAATGAATACGGTTATGTCTTTGACCCAAAAGACAACACATGGAAAGAACCTTCTGCAATGGGATTGTCTGCTAATGTGGCACTACAGAAAATTACAAACATTTCTAATAATGTAGTAGAAAGATTAGCTTTAGGTGGCGTAGATAATTTTATAGACCTTTATACTAACGTAAAAGATGACGTTGTTGTTTTAGATATTATTGATAGGAACTTAGCGTTAATTCCTGATATGGCTACAGGAGCTACAGCACCTATAGAACAGTGGATGTTAGAAATGGGTGCAGAACTGGGTGTAGAAAACACTGCTTCAAATCAACAAGAATACATGGCAAACATTGGTAAGCTAGTAGGAAAAGAAATTACAGCTTTTGGTTCTGGAACAGGACTATCTGATAAAGACATGGAGTTTGCAAAAGACATTGCTGGTGCTAATCCTGTGAACACACCCGAAGCTCTTACACGTATTCTTAAAATGCGTAAACAAGCAATACTAAATATGCGTAAACAGTTTTCAGACACAAAAGATTTTCTTAGAAAGTCACCCTTTTTGTCAGGTCAAGGTGAAGTTTTAGATGCTTTTATAGTGCCTGAGCAAACAGCCGCTGCTACCCCCACACAGGAACCTTTTTGGGACGTAGCAACAGGGACAATGGTATACCCAGAAACACCGGAGGTTAAGTAATGGCAACGCCTACCCCAGTAACTGTGAATACTCCAGTACCTGCCTTTAAAACAATACCTGTAAAAATGCCTGACGGAAGCATGAAAAACCACAACTTTCCTTCTTCTATGAATGACGAAGAAATTAGCTCGGCGTTAGCTGTAACGTACCCACCAACCCCTCCTGTACAAAATGAGCCGTTTGCTGACTTTATGAATGCAGCGAAAGGTTTAGGGGAAGATGCACGACAAATGGTGGCTAATGGCGCTCAGTATCTTAGCAACAAAGGCGATGCTATATTTGATACCACAGCAATGAGCGCACAGGAGGCTATTGGTGCTTTTCAAGAGGTTGGTCAAAAGGCTCAACAAGGAATGTTAGGCGCTCCTACAGATGACCCTGCTATGGCTAATCCTTTATCTTTAGCGGCTGACCTAGCAAGACCATTACTAAAGACAGTCGAGCTTACTACTAATGAAGGAATTAACGCTTGGAAACAAACGTG